CATCCACGGTTTGCATGTAGCGCTCGGCTTGCTCGATATCGTTGTCGAGCATGAAATCTGCCTCATCACGACTGATGCCGATATCTTCAAGGTTGCGGCCATAGCCGACAGTCAACTTACCTACGGTGTCCCGGTAGGGTTTCAGACGCAGGCCTTCGTGCCTTTCTAGTTGTGATCTGAGTAGTTGCCGGTCCACAAACAGCCTCCATCGTATCTTTGGGCCATTATTGCGAACCGGCGTTTTGGTCGCCTGTCTTGGGGTGGGAGATAGGTCTGAGCCGGGAGCTATTAGCGCCCGGCTTCTGGATCAGGGGTGGTTGTTGCAGAGTGAATCCCAGCCTTCCGGTCATCAGCTTGCTCGGCAGCGCGCTCTTTTCGAACCTGATCAGGGTCGTTGCCGCGGCTATGAATGACATCAGACTGTGATCGGAAGCCCGCTTGAACTTCCAGTTTTAACGCCTGCACATCTTGGACAGGGTGGAAGTATGGCCATGCCGGCGGAACCCAGCGGAGTGTGTCCGGAGTGCTATCACCTACAGCACCAATCAGCCGAGCCGAGGCCACCCATGCAGATTTAATCGGGCGCATCATCTGACGAATCACCCGATGCCATTGGTGCTGCTCAACCCGGCGTCGGTATTCGTTTATAAGAACCCGCGCAGTGCGATCGCTCAAGCCTTGGAAGTCGCCAGTCAGCAATTCGTATGGAAGGCCAAAGCCAGCGGCAATATCTCGTCCGTTTACCCTCGAAAAGCCTTCGTACTCACCGCCCAATGAAGGCAGGTTTGGGAACTCTACGCCTTCACCCGGCAAAAGGGTGTAGGCACTTCCGGGAGCAATGTCTGACATTTCCCGACTATCGATTGGTTCTCCGGTGATAGGATCTGAGCCATCCTCTCCTGGTTCTGGGCGCGTAAAAATTGCAGTGAAGCTGCTAGCCAGCTTCTGACGCTCCAACGTAGCTTCGTCGTAGTCGTTCTTCTGCTGCAATCGCTGCAGGACCGTCGCCAGCGGAGGAAAGCCGCGAACCTGCCCTGGGCGCAACGGCTCAAATATATGAATGACCCGGTCAGCGGGCACCCGCACGAGATCGTTCTGGCTGATTGTCAACCCGTAGTTTTCTCCGGGATGCTGCTTGTGCATCCAGTAGGCAACCCGCTGGCCAATGCCATTGAACTCAATACCCTGGATGATTCTGTTGCCGTTGCTCAGTACCGGAAAATTCTGCAGGGGCACCATGTCGGCTTCCAGAAGCTCCAGTTGGACTGGAACGGCCAGGCCATCGGTAGGGCGCCGGTACCGAATGCGGATGAAGCATTCACCGGTTTCACGCCAGGCGCGGACGCCGGCTTCCTGCAGGCCATAGATGTCGTAGATGCCGGACGCATCGCACTCGTCCTCAAACTGTTGCCAAAGAGACGCTAAGCTCCTGTCATCAAAGCGTGGAACGATGCCGGTGCCCACGATGTTCGTCACATCCAGATCCACGGCTCGGGATGCCAGAGGGATATTTCGGACTGCGTCGCGGGCCCGCATCCGGGCGGTTCTGAGGTTGGCCAGATTTGCAATGTTGGGGCCAGGATCGCCTTTGTCCCGGAATGCTTTGTTGCCCGGCTTGCCCGCCTGCCAGTAGGCCACTACCGGACCGGTTCGACCGAAAGGATCACGCTGTTTCAAAATCCAGTACCTCGCATCGGCCGGATCCGCCGGCGGCTTTGGGGTTGGCTTTGGGCAAGCTCTGTTCGGATGGCGTTGCGGGCCCTCAGCAGTTCATCAACGTCCCGATATTCAACCGTGCGGTCAGAAAAAGTAACGCGCCGTTCACCTCTGGCTATGGCGCGATTGATGGCATCCAGATCACTGCTGGTAAAGCTCATACCTTATCCCCTTGAGTAGTTGGGGCTCCGAAGAGCCCCGTGCAGGGTTTAGGTGCGCTTGGCGCGCTGGAGCATCTTGGGTCGGGTAGCGATCGGCAGCGGATAGCTGTAAACCTCAACGTCCACAAAAGCGTTTCGCTTCTGGTCCGGGATGACCAGGCTGTAAACGTCCTGCCCGGGCAGATTGATGGTGTCGAAGAACTCGCCCGGGCTATAGGCCATCAGGAAGGCGCCCGGCGCGTTTACCGGGTAGAACTTAGCCTTGTCGGTGCCTACGGCTACGGTGGAGCCATCATCAGTGCCCCGGTAGTTGATCCAGCGGATGCCGCCGTAGACAAACTGCTCGTATGCCATGCCCACGTCGTTGCGCAGATCAGCTGCTTGCTGAGTGCCCAGATAGGTCTCCCGGACTTCCGGGTGCGCTACCAGGTCATCCCAGAACGCATCGCCCACAACAGCCTCGACCATGGTGCGACCGGGAACCCAGGCGCCCGCCGCGGCCTTCATCATCTGGCGTACCACCTGGTTGCATTTTTTGCGAACCGCGCCAGAGGCCGGAGATGCGTTGTCCAGATCAAAGTCGATCTCGGCATCCTGGGTCACCCCGAAGGCGTCGAAGTAGTCCTCGATGACAGAGCCGTCCGCATCCACCACCTGACCCTGAATGGCGCCAAGCATCATGTTCTCCCAGGTCAGCTCAATGTCACGCATCAGGCCGGCAGGGCCGTTCAGGCGGTCAGCAACTTCCGCCTGCACCTGCATCAGCTCGGTCTCGGAGCCAAAGGCGCGGATATTGGCCAGCTCACTGGCAGTGATCCGGTCGCTCTTGGCGATACGAACGGTGCGGAAGTCACGCAGGGTGCGCTTGCCGGCTGAGCTAGATTCCGGAGCGGCCCCGCGAGGGCTGGTCGGGATCAGGCTCAGTACACCGGCCTTTCTCTCGATTGCCACGGTCTCAGTGCGGACCCGCTTGGGGGTGAAGATGCCCCGGTTGCGCAGGAAGCTCGGCTGGAACTCCTGCTCGTTCAGGGCTTCGGTCAGCGAAACCATGCTGAAGGCGTCGCTGTTGAAGATGTCCATAGTAGCCATTTGTAATCTCCAGTTCAGATCGTTGTGGCCAACAAGCAGTGCCAGCCGGGTTCGGATTTATCGGACGATGATGCCAAGCTCGGCCAATGCCGCGGCGGCGGTCTCGATCTCGCCTTCGGTCGCGCCAGCGAAGAAGGCCAGGTCTGCGCCGGTTACCTCGCAGTCACGGGCCAGAATGACGCCGGTCTGGGCTGCGTCGGTCGCATCCACTGCATCAAACAGGATGCCTGCCGGGGTCTCGGATCCGTCAACGTTAGTCGGGTTGTATTCGGCATAACCGCCAGCGGTCAGCGCACCAACCACATGACCTGCCTGCAGATTGTTGCCAGCGGCCACGGTTACGGTATCGCGGCTGCGGTGGCCGTTCGCTTCGGAGATGATGAACTCGCCGGCATGCCGGGATTCAGTAAGAGTAGCCATTACCATTTACCTCTCGGTTGGGTTTTCTTGAAGGCGTTTGCCCAGCTTGAGCGGGCTTCTTTCTCTGCCTGGCCGTCTTCCAGGCCGGGCAAAATTACGGGGTCAGCATTCCGGGCCTCGTCGTCTGCCGCCTGGGCATCAACGATCCGTTTCTTGGCTTCATCCAAAGTGATGCCCTCTCGCACCCAATCCGCAGCTTTAACCGTAAAGCCTTTCTCAATGCACAGAGCCACGATATCGGCGGCATGGTTTGGCTTGTCTTCAGGCTTGTTGGGCATACTAGTCACCGCTGGCGCTTCCGGTTCTGCAGGCTTCTCGAGCTCTGCTACCTTGGCCAAAACCTCAGCAGGGATGTCCATCGCTTTCGCCATGGCGACAGCAGCGGGCTGTGCCAGTGATTCCACGGTGTCGGCAAACCCGAGGTCTACCGCCTCCTGGGCGGTTAGCCAGGTCTCGCCATCTAGAAGGGCTTTGATGTCATCTTCGCCTTTGCCCGTGCGGGCCGTGTAGGTGGCAAGCAGGGACTTCTCGAACTGTTCCAGGTCATCAGCAGTTTTCCGAAGCTCGGCCGCGTTGCCCTGAGCAAATGTCCACGGGTTATGCACCATCATCAGGGTGTTTGCCGGCATGGTGATCTGGTCGCCTGCCATAGCAATGATGGAAGCCGCGCTGGCAGCGATACCATCAACACGGACGTTAACCAGAGCATCATGGCCACGCAGGAAGTTGTAGATCGCGAGGCCGTGGTCCACTTCACCACCGCGGCTGTTGATGGTGACGTTGATCATCTCAACATCGCCCGCAGCTTCTACTTCACGGATAAGATCGCTGTCTGAAACGCCCCATTCGCCGATGTATCCGCGAATACTGACGCTGACCTCTTTTCGCTCCGCTTCGGCGCGGACATCAAACCATTTTTTTGCCATCTCGGATCTCGCTGTCGCATTGATCGGGTCGATGATGGCATGTTGGCAAAATGATTATGGCTGCGCCTGTCTTGGGGTGGGCATTACATAAAATCTGTTTTCTTGAACCCGCTAGCCTTCTTGAACCTGCCAGCATTCTTCTTTTCTGAGGCCTTTGATGCCGCTTGCATCTCTCGGCGCTCATCTCGGCTTACCCGCTCGCTGTTTTCTGATATCGGGCGAGCCCAGGCCGGAGGCTTATCCCACCGGATCTTCGCCACTCCAAGTGACAAGGCAGCAGCGCGATTCATGCCCGCAAGATCTAGCGCCTCGTTCCGTTTGCGTACTTGCTTCCAGCGGCCGTCAGGCTGGCGAACTTCTGATTGCCACTCGTCCCAGAACCAGGCGCCGAGCCACCGGGGAAAGTGGAGGCGAGAGCTTCCGTTGTCTGTGCGCCGGGCAGCGTTCGTCACCGCATCTTTCAGAAGGTTCGGATTGCATATGAGCAGCGGCACATCAGCCTTTGCCGCAGTCGGGACTTTGCTTTCCTTGATTAGCGGGGCGTTCCGAGCGGATGCACCCTTATAGACCCGGACCCGGTGGGCCAGACGATTTTGGGCGCACTTCAGGTACCAACGATAGGCGTTTTCGGTTACGCCCTCTTCGCCACCGGAATCCACAATGGTCCTTCGAATCCGCAGTTCCTGGCCCTCTTCGTGGGTCCGGTAGGTTGCTTCCACGACCTTTTGGGTGATTACGTCCCAGTCTTCGGGGTAGCTAGCCGGATCAATCGGCGCAGGGTTGCCGTCCAGGCCTTCTCGGTTGCTCTCTTTAATCTCATAGCGATCAATCAGCCATTCCTCACGGTCCGGCCCGTGCGCGTGCACCTGCACAATGAATCGGGCGTTCTGTCCACCCTGAACATCTACAGCGGCGGTGAGAAACCGCGCCTGTGCCGGGACCAAGTAGCGCTCGAAATCTTCAGCGTTGTCAGCCGGGCTGATTCTGGCAGCATCGTCCAGCATCGCCCTCGGCAGGTATGGCAGACCCCAATCTACATTTGTGACTGTCTTTAGCGCCTTCTCGCTTCGTGTTAGCTCGTAAGTTTCACTGGCGGTTTCGAGCTTTTCGGCCAGGCTTGCCCACGTCTGAAAGGCAGCAGCAGGGCCTTCCATCCAGAACGATGCGATGCGGCCGCCCTTCGGGGTTCCGATCATTTCGCCTTTGGCGGTAAGTGAGCAGCCTTCAGGCACCCACCGGCCGGCCATGTTCAGCCTCTTTTTCTCAGCCTGGGAGATCTCGGCGCCGCAATGCGGGCAGAAAACCGCCTTTGAAGCCAGGTTGAAGTTCTCCCGATTTGGCTGGAACCATTCGCGGCACTGTTTTTGCGGGCATTGCCAGTACCATCTGCGACGGTCACCTCGGTTGTAGAGGTCCAGGATGCCCGTGGTGGGCGGGGCCATGTGCGGGCAATCCGCAGGCTGGCGCCAGTTTGGGTCTGTTATCTCGCGTCCGGGGGAGCTTTCGGCCAATGTCATGCCAGTGGAACCGAACGTCTGAGTTCGTTTTGATGCCAGAGTAAACGGGTCACCTTCGCCGCCGACATCCTCTGGCAGCCGGTCAAAGTCGGTGATTAGCACGAACTTGAAGTCAGAGCTGGCCATCACGTTTTTCGACGGCCACTTTATGCCCAGGTAATTACCGGCCCGGAAAATCTTGTCATGGACGTTATTGTCGTGCCCCCTGGGGCTCAGTCTTTTAGCCAGAGCAGGAGAGTGGTTGAGCATTCGGTCGATTCGCTTCTTGCTGAACTCCCGGGCCTTGTCCTCGCTGATCTGGATTATCAGACCGTCTGAAGGGTCGCACTCAACCTCGTAGGCTATGTATCCATCAACCAGGGCGTTGGTTTTGCCTGTCCGCGCCGGGCCCACAAAAATAACGGCGTCATACTTTCTGCCGCCCATGCAGTCGAGTGGCTCAACCATGTAGGGAGTAGCTTCCGGGCTCCAGTCTCTGATAGTGCCGTCACCACCAACCACCTTCATGTACTCCGCAGCCGCCTCGCTGGGTTTGATTCGGCGGGGAGGGCGGATCAGTTCGGCCACATCCATTCGGATCATTCTTGCGCTGCCATAACTAGCCATTCGCCGCCAGCTCCTCTTCGTCGTCAACAATGGCCCGGTACATTTGCTCTCTCAGATTGTCGGTGACGACTTCAACCAGATCGATGGCA